TCACTCTGCCTGGATCATCGACGAGAGACCTTCGCTGATATTACGACTGCGCTCAGAAGTCAGCTTTGCATACCGCTGGGAGGATTGAATGCTGGCGTGGGCCAATTGCGCCTTGACGTCATACAGGCTGTATTGCCCGGAAGAGACCAAGGCACTGGCGACAGAATGACGAGCCGTATGGAAGCAGACCTCATCGCGGTCTTCGATACCCGCTTTCTGCAACACCCGTTCATAGGCACATCTGGGTTCACCAATGGGCTTGCCCTGACATCGAATATGCTGGCTCGCGAATACATAGGGATTACCGGCTATTCTGGGGAGCTTCTCCAGAATATCGATAGCCAGCGCACTCAGATAAATGATCCGGCTCTTGCCATTCTTGGTCAGGGGTACGAACAACGTCTTATCCTCCCAGTTCACATGTTCCCATTTAGCGAGTAACACCTCTGATTTTCTTGCCCCCGTCAGGTAGAGCATCGCAATGAAGCTGCCTGCGGCTTGATTGCGATCCTGCAATGCCACCTCAATGACCCGTTTCATCTCTTCAATCGATAGGAAGCGTGTCCTGGCATTGTCCTCCTTCAACAGCTTGATCTTGGCCGCCTCGTTGGTGTCCAGAATGCCCCAGCGCACCGCATAGCTACCCATGGTCTTTAACTGGGCCAGCACACGGTTGGCGGTACTCGGTGCGTAGGCCGTCTGCTGAGGGTTGTTAGGGTGAACCATCTCCGATTGCAACTGCAGGACATCCATCGCCTTGAGCTGTCGGTAACGCATGGCCCCAAAGCGTGGTTCTATGTTGTGTTTGAACCGCTGAATATCGCTGTTGATCGACCGCTTGCCGATGGTCTTGAGGTGCGGCAAAAAGGTCTGCCAGAAGAACTCCGAAAGGGTGGGCTCAGTTTTGTAGCTATCCCGCTCTGCTACCGGGTCGATGCCTTCTGCCAGCATCGCCTTGTACTTGCGGGCAATGGTCCTGGCTTGGCTCACATCGATATCGCCGAATCGTCCCAAAGCGATGCTGCGCTTCTTGCCCTGGAGGGTATAGCGCAGTAGGAAACGCTTACTGCCCTGGCTTTTTCCTGACAAGAGTTTTAAGCCAATGACCTCTGTATCGGAGAACTCCAGTTCAGTAGCGCCTGCGTCTCGTTGTTGTGCGGGCAAAGCCTTGATGGCTGCATTGGTAAAGCGAAATTTGGTCTGCATAGATACCTCCGATGATAGGTTGGATCATGGGATTAATATCTGTTTCAAAGGGGGTTCAATGCGGGTTTGGGAAGTGCGCGGCCAAGACGTAACAGCACGCCACGCTTGCCTTAGTACCAGAGACAGACCCCGGAAAAGTCCGGAGCAGTAGCCTACCAAACGTCCTTGGCTATGTTGGAAGACTGAGCAGGTTGTTCGCAACGAATTGCAGGAAGTAGTAAGTCGCTTAGACAAGAAATGGACAAGAAAGGAAAAGTGAGAGAGGGGAAACGCTGGGGAGCAGAAACAAAAACGACGCAATGAAGCGTCGTATCTGTTTAATCTGTAAGGCTTTTTTCTTCAATTTTAATGGTGCCCGAGGCCGGAATCGAACCGGCACGACGCGAACGTCGAGGGATTTTAAATCTGATACAAGGCCGTGGTAAATCAAGTGCTTACATAAAAATCAATGAGTTAGAAAACCAATGGCAGCCAAAAACGACCGTGCATTAGAATTTTTGTCGCCACTCTGTCGCCACTTTTATCCCTTCTCGGCCAGCAGCGCCGACAGCCTACGCCACTCATCGGCAAACTGCCGCTTCAGATAAAACTGCCTGAATGCGATGCTAAGTTTCCTGGCAAAACTGGCCTTGGCCTCCTCCGCCAACAAGCTCTGAATTTCCGCCCAAAGCGAATCACGTTCAAAGCCAGTCCAAATCGGTGGTACTGGGGTCAGGGTGTTGGTGTAACAGACCGGAGCCACCCATTCGAACAACGCTTTCTCCACATGGGTAATGGGAAAGGCCCTCGCCACCCGAGCGATGTACTCGAAGTCGACCTCATTATCGACAAAGAGATCGGACAGCGCTTCGCACAGGTCAATGTCTGACAATTGCTGATCCATTCAAAACATCCGATGGCCGAAGTGGCTTCAATTTAAACCACAGACGGCAAGCGGGTTCAACCTCACCGCGTCTTCCAAGTGGTCGGGGGCGAAGTGGGCATAACGCATGGTCATGGCAATGGTGGAGTGGCCGAGGATTTTCTGCAGCACCAAGATGTTACCGCCGTTCATCATAAAGTGGCTAGCAAAGGTGTGGCGCAGAACGTGGGTATTCTGCCCTTGGGGCAGCTCAAGCCCAGCCCGTTCGACCACCATCTCAAAGGCCCGATAACAGTCACTGAACAGACGGCCACGCCTTCTGGGCAGCTGACCAAAAAGCTCGGGGCTGATGGGCACGCTGCGACTCTTCTTGCTCTTGGTTCGGGTGAAGGTAACGCGGTTGGGGGATACCTGGGACTGGGTCAGCTCTTCTACCTCAGACCAGCGGGCGCCGGTGGCAAGGCAGAGTTTCACCACCATCAGCAGATCAGGGCTTGAACTCTCGGCGCAGGCGTTCAACAGACGCTTGAGTTCGTCGGGGTAGAGAAACGCCAGTTCGGCCTCGGCCACCTTGTAGGCACGTAGGCCATCGACAGGGTTTTCACCCTGCCACTCCCCTAGCCTTTTCAGCTCGTTGAATACCGCCCGCAGGTAGGCATGTTCACGGTTCACCGTGTTGGGGGTGACCCCCTGCTTCTCCTGATTGATGGCGCGCCGATCGGTGATGTCGCCGGAAAGCCTTGCTTCACGATAGGCGGCAAAGTCGCGGGCAGAGAAGTTGACCGCCAGCGGATCCCCCAGGGAATGGCACACGGTCAGCAGCTTGGACTTGCGGGCTTCTCCATCGCGCAGGCTCTGACCATGACGACCAAACCAGAGTTCGACCAGGTCGGAGAGGCGCCGGCCGTCGGTTGGCTCCCCCTGCCCTTCCAGCCAGGGCTTGCCCTTGTCCGGATCCAGCACAAAGCGCTCGAATGCCAGCGCCTCGCCCTTGGTAACAAATTGCTTGCGCACCCGCGGTGCGTTGGGGTTGGCATTGCTAGGTCGCCCCTCCGGATAGATCTCTGCAAGCCACTTGCCGGATGTTTGTTTTCGTACTGCCATCATCCCTCCATTAAGTACTGTGATTATATACAGCAATGGGTAGTCATTGGCAGTGTTTGGTTGTGGCGTAGTCATACAAGGGGGAATGCCAGTGGACTAAACTCAAGATCGACCTGTCCAACTTGACTGACTTGTTCAGCCAGGCAACTGGACAAGGCGAGGCAGTAGAGGGCTGGACATGAAAATGTGGAAAGTTTGCCTAATCGCAGCGCAACTCTTGCTGACTACATGTGCCTCATCCGGTGGCTCAAGACCTCCCCCAACCGGGAGATGGTGGGGGTAACGGTGGCGGTAGTTATTTTACCAATTAGCCCAATACTATCGAAGAGACATCGGCAATTTACTGACACCCCGGTTCTTTCTGTTACAAAATATTAATTACTACCACTATGAAACTATTAACATAACACTACAAAACTGAGAAAACATATTTATTCATAACTTGCTTCAACATTTCTTCTTTTTTCATCTTACTTAGATGTGAATATCTAAACTCAAGTGCTTCTTTACAAACAAGCTCTGCATCGTCTATAGATTCAACAAGCCCTTCTTTCTCAGCGTCACTTAGCATTTTAAGTAGATCTTTAACTATGGCTTCAGAAAAAGACTCACGCCCCCCTCCTTTTCTCACATTTAATTTCACTTCATCATGATTACTTAATTCTCTGAACGACTCTGTTAACTCATTCAATTTCCCAATAATATAGTCATCTTTATCCATATGCTTCGTTTTAATTTCGGACACTTCGGTAATAGCGTAATTACTTAAGAATGGAGAGTACTTTCCTCCACTACTCCTAGCCACCTCAGTCTCGTTCATTGTGAATTTTACTTTATTCAATAATTCCTCTTGGAATGAAAGAATTTCTATGTAGTTTAGGGAGTGTGGGTATTCAATATGCTGCATGTTGCCAATATCAAATGAAAAAGGGGTATCCCTATCTTTTATGATTACAACCGGTTTATCAAAAGCTAAACGCATTCCAAGTTCAAACATTACATTAGGGTTTCGGGAACTAACATCACAAATTACAATTTCATTGGTGAATATGTTTTGTACAATGTTTTTATGGATAACATTCACTGCCTCCGATTCACTAACCATTTGAACCCTTAATTTGAGGCTGCTTATTGCTGATGTAATTATTTCCCTCACCTGACGCCAATGCTCTGCCGTTCCTCCGTCATTGGAGGCTATCGGCATGATCAGACCACAAGTAATCGGTTGTGTACCTGCACCAACAGCACCAGCTTGTTCTACGACTACTTGCCCATCATCCTGCAGTGGTTTATCCGCACTCATTTTTTTTCGCTCTGTCATATTCCATGATACCTATTTTTATCGCGTCTCTTTGACCGGCGTTGTACATTGCCGTGTCACCCATTTTCTGGAGGACCTATGTCCCAACTCAAAACCGTACGTAATCAGCAGGCCGAGAAATGTAGAGTCGGTTTGAACCACAAACTGTTCAGTGCCGCCTCGGACTATTTCTGCTCGCTCAACCATCCCGAATGGAACGCACTCTACAATGCGACCCCCGATGAGTACCATCACGACCTTATGGTCATCTTGAAACGGTGGTGCGACCATGAGGAAGCCAAAATACTCGCGCGATTTGACAGACGGGTTGCGAGAGGTGGACCTCTTTAAAGGTCAATCCGGGTCAAGAGGTCAGAGACCGTCCGTTCACCCCATCCAGTTTTATGGGAAATTTGCACCCTGCCACCTTGATCTATTTTCCCAGCCAATTCAGCCAAGGATTTAGCGTGCTTTTCACTCCAGCCTTGGCGTTTAGCAATTTTCAAAACGGCATCATGCCCACAAGAAACCCCGCGCTGATAAAGCGCCTTGAACAATTCCTTAGCCATTGAGCCATCAGCTGGATGCACGATACCTGTTGCAACGTTCACCATTACTGAGAGTTTTTCTATCGCTTGCTCAAGCACATCCTTTGAATGTGGCATTACAACTCCTAATGAAGTCGGATACAAAAAGGGCGCATCAGCGCCCTATCGTTTTCTGAAAATCCGGTGTTCTACCATGACGCCAATGATCTCGATGTGCTGCCGGTCAGAGTGCATGGTGGGGTAATCGTCGTTGAGGGGGACAAGTTCAAACACCTCTTGCCCGTTCTCGTCGATGCCGCGAGGCCGGTATTTCTTGAAGGTGGCCTCTTCGCCGCCGTTCTTGGCTACGACATAGTCGCCAGGACGAGGTGACTCATCGGGGTCAACAATTACCAGATCGCCTTCATTAAAAAATGGGGTCATGGAATTGCCACGGATCCAGAGACCAAAGCCACAGGGCCCGACATCAACACTGGCAGCCACATACTCGATATTGCCATCGAAGGTGGTTGCCTGCTCGCATATCTCCCGCCAGTTACCCGCTTGGACATAACTCAAAATCGGCACCCGGTTCCCCTGAGGGATCACGGCCGGTTCGACGTTTGATAGATCTGGCGAACCTTTCCCCGTTGAAAGCCAGTGCGCTGACACCCCAAACACCTTGGATAACTGAGCCAGATTATCCCCGCTAGGTGAATGTTCATCGTTCTCCCATTGAGAGATAGATGACTTTTTCACACCAATGAGTTCACCCAGCTTCTGCTGGGTAAGCCCATGTTTTTTCCTGAGTTCTTTAATGCGTTCACTTTTCATAGTTCAGTAATCTAAACAATTTCAAGTCCAGAGTGCTTGACCCAAAAGTCCAGATGACTTAACTTTGCCACGTGTTAAGCCATCTGGACATGTCCAACATATTGAACTTTGAGGTGCAAATGAAAACTGAATTAGCCGTTGAGCACTTCGGCTCTAAAGCAGCAATTGCTGATGCTCTGGGCATCAAAAAAAGTGCCGTTTCACAGTGGGGGGACACCATTCCCCAAGGCCGCGCCTACCAAATCGAAGTGCTGACCGGCGGCAAGTTGAAAGCCGCTCAGCCCCACGCCGCGCAAGGCCGCGCGTAACTCACACCGCAGGAGGCAACCATCCATGATCATCGCCCCCATCCATATCGATACCCCGGTTTGCACGGTCGAGAGCTTCTCCGAGCGCACCGGCTTGACCCAGCGCACGGTGGAGAACTACGTGCGAGCCGGGCGCATTCCCATCATGCCCAAGCAGGGTCGCGCTGAAAAAGTGCTGATCAACCTGGTGCTCTACACCCAGCAGGCGATGAATCAGCCGGGGTTGGAGCCTGTTCCTGCCCCTGTGCGTCGTCCCAAAGTGTCGCGCAAGCAAAGGGATGAAAGCCATGTTTGAGCAAACTTGCAGCAAACATCATCACTTTGACTCAGCATGCTCGCGCTTTGCCGCCAGCCATTCATTGGCCGAGGTTGCCCGCGCGGCAGGTATCGGTGAGCAGGTCCTGCGCAACAAGCTGAACCCGGCACAACCGCACCAACTTACCGCCCGGGAACTGGTGGCCATTTATCACGCCACCGAGGGGGACGAGACCCTGTTCGACGGTTTGCTGTTGGAGTGTGGCCTCACGGCCGTGGCCATCCCGCAGGCAGAACGGGCCCCTTCCCTGCCCCATCAGGCCATCGACCTGAACGCCAAGATCGCCAGCATTGGCCAACGCGCTCTGGAGCTGACCGACCGCGGCCGGATCACCCGCTCGGAGCGCAACACCCTGGTGAGCGTGGCCACCTCGGCAATGGGATCGCTCGCCATCTTGATCCACGACATTGAGGCCCGCTTTCAGGCGGTGCCCGCCCTGGCCTGTGCATCAGACATCCTGATGCAGGCCGCGACCATGTGAAGGGGAAACCACCATGCAAACGCAACGCATCGACCACGAGCAACGCAACTTGGCAGGCCTGACACCTGATCAGCAGGTGGCTATGAACACCGCCGGCTGCCTGCTGCTGCGCGAGCTGTTCGGCAAGTCCCGCTCAAGCCTAGATACCGACTGGCTGGCACTGGGCCAGGCCAAGAAAGCGGCCATCTGTGCCATCGCCCGCCAGCCGAGGGGCGAACTGATGAGCGCCACGTTATCGGCCCTGCCTCATGCCCGGCGCGAGGCGATCAGGCTGGCGGTGATGGCGCTGGAGTATCAGGGAGAGTTTCGCGGCGGCTGTGACAGCAAGGTCTGGCACCCGGCACCGATCACCCGATCCATCAGGGATATCGAGCGGGAGAAGAAAGAGAGAGCGGCAAAGCTTCGCATGAAGCGTGCCGTGCTGGCGGCAAGCCAGATGACCGGGCAGGGCCCCCGCCCCATTGGGCAATAAAAAAGCCCGCTTAACGGAGCTGCAACTCCAAGCGGGCCTTCAATCGTCAACTAGGAAAAATTGACATGGCAACTTTAGCGATCCCCTGCGCACTGCGCAACCTTCGCATTCAACAACGCAAGCTGGCGGGCCGGTATGGCGCTCGCCTTACCCGAAACCCTGACTGGATTGCAGCCGCCGAGCGCCCCACCGCGCTGGCTTGGGTCTCTCTGTTCAGCCGTATCAATCCCTGCCCTCAACAAGGAGCCTGACCATGAATGCACAACCTACCCAGATCAACCTGCTCAACCACCATGCCGCCAAGCGTCTGCGCCAGTTGCGGGAGCGGTTGGCCCTGAGTCGTCCGAAGTTTGCCGATCAGTTGGGGATCCCGCCCACCACGCTCAAGAACTACGAGCTGGGATACCGCGAGATTGGTGGCGGCCTGTTCTTGCTGATGGCTCAGCACCCCGAGTTGAAGCAACACACCGACTGGTTGCTGACCGGACAAGCCCCGGCGCCCGTTACCCCAGAGGGAGCATAATCATGGCCACCATTTTGACTCGTCACACCGTACCCAGCATCGCCGCGGCAAGCGCTTACCTGGTCAAACAGGGATACAGCAACTGCGGCACTACCTGGCTGCGTGGTCAACGCCACTATGCTCGCCTGGAAAACCTCTGCTCTGGCCGAGTTCGCATTGTCGAGGGGGTGGCATGAGCAAAATATTTCATCCCATCAGCCAGCAGGCGGCCGCAAAAGCGGTCGCCGACCTACCCAAGCAGCTCGCAGCCAGAGCCCACCGCGCTAATGCCTATCGCGGTAACGAAGCCCCGGGCTTGCGGGCTCAAGCCCAACTGCATCAACGCTGGCATCTGCTGTTCATCCGCCTTAACCGGAGGGCTCATTAATGCGCGACGCCATCACCATTGCCCGCCAAGCTCCCAAGCTGGTCGAAGGGATGCTGGCCGACATGTTCGCCGCCAACGCAGAGGATAACCGCATCAGCTTGGGCGGCGTCTATTCCGGTCAGCAATACATCCAGATCCAGCTGGTTGCCACCAGTAACCCGGCGGCACTGCTGGATGATGACGGTAACGAGGAGGATGAAGAAGACGTGGGGTCAGCAATGACCCCCGCTCACAACCAACTGACCACCCACTGGCTGGCTGCCCGGGGCGAGTTCATCACTGCCGGTGGTGAGGCCAGAGGAGATCGGGATATTTCCCGGGAGCTGCTGGCGCTCGGCGCCGTGCGCTCTGTCTACTGGTTGGCCCTGGGCCAGGGAGAAACTGCACTGGCCCGGGAAATTGGGCAGTGGTGGCAAGAGTGCGCCCCGCTACATGGCCAGGGGGAGCACATACGATGAACTATCGCCTGCAACAGGAGATGTCTCACCGGCTTCATCGCTGGCAAGACACCCATCGTGAAGACGCAGCCCGGCTGCGCTTCTATCAGCGGGAGTTGGCCAACACGCGCCAACTGCCTGCCCGCCCCCATGCCAGCATCAAGCTGCTGCTACGTCAGTGCGCGGCAGCCCGCAAGATGAAGCATCACGCCGCCAGCACGGTGATTAGCTGCACACGCAACATCAGAGATTTGTCCGGAACGTTCCCCCAATGACCCGCACCATAGCAAAGCTACCGCTGTCCAAACGGACGCTGCGGCAGCGTATCGATACCCTTTCCAATGCTCTGCCCGGCGTCAATCTTGACGCCGCATTCATTGGCGCCCCCGGTCAATATGACCTGGTGTGGGCGGTGCAGCTGCTCGATGGTTTGTCACCTTTACTCACCCAATCGCTGTTCAAGTCATATGTGCGTCGTCGCAAGGATGGCTCGGCCAGCAACTGCCGCAGCGCCAACATCTGGCTGCGTGAGCGAACCAAGTGGGTGCGCCGCTTGATCATGGTGATCCCGGTCGATACCCATCACCTCCGTGATGAGGATGGCCGCAAGCGGGTGGCGCATCAGTTTGCCAACCAGACAGCCGCTATCTGGAGCCACATCGAACGGCGCATCAAGGATGGGGAAGAACCCGATCTGGTGCAAACCTGGGAGGCGATTCGCCAGCCTGCCGATCAGTGGGGGTTTGTCGGTGTGATGCCCAAGTTCAAGACCGACGAGGTGCGTGATAACTGGATCTTGAGCGTGATGGTGCGCCTACTCTCAGCCAAGTGGTGGGAAAAACGCATCAACCGCACCTGGGATCGTCTGCAGGAACACATCAACATCTTGCTCGGTAAGGTGCGCAAAGGTGTCTCTGCCTACATCTCGAACGCCACCATGAAAGTGGTGCGTGAGCGCAAGCGGGCCATGATGCGCTGGTTGGCCGAATCGGAAGTGATGAACGAGCAGCACGACCTGGTCGTCTCGATGAAGGACTGCTGGGAAGCCAGCACCTCCAACCCGGTCAATCGTCGCAATGAGATGATGACCCGGATGCGTGGCTTTGAGGACTACGCCGAAGAACAGGGTCATGTGGGGGTGTTCTTCACCTGGACAGCACCAAGCCGCTATCACGCCTGGAAGACTGGCCCCAATGGCAAGACCCTCGAAAACGAAAAGTACCATGGGGCAACCCCGCGCCAGACCTGTACCTATCTGGCCCAGCTATGGAGCCGTGCCCGCGCCTCGCTTAAACGCTGGGGATTGCCAGTCTATGGCTTTCGGGTATGTGAACCACACCATGACGGCACCCCGCACTGGCACCTGCTGCTCTTTATGCGCCCTGCCGACAAGTGGCGGGTGGTTAGCACTCTCCAACACTATGCCTTGACCGATGATCACAAAGAGTTGGTACGCGAACCCCGGGGCCGCCCTCCCTTCACCGACATGACCCCCCGCTTTGACTGGAAGGAGATCGATCCGACCAAAGGGGATGCCACCGGCTACATCGCGGCCTATATCGCCAAGAACATCGATGGTGAACATGTTGATGGAGATGAAGAAGCTGGCACCAAAGCCGACCAAGGTGCGCAACATGCTTGCGCCTGGGCCAGTTGGTGGGGCATTCGCACCTTCCAGCAGATCGGCGGTGCCCCAGTCGGCGTCTGGCGTGAGCTACGCCGCATCAGTAACGCCAAGAAAAATGGCAATCTGGTGGGGCCACCCAAACCCGTGCTGCAGGACCCTGTCTTTGAGACCGCCCGCTTTGCTGCGGATAACGGCATCTTCCGCTGCTACCTCCACGCCATGGGGGGAGCCCTGGCCACCCGCATAGAACATCCCATCAAACTGGCCCACCTCATCGAGGAGCAGGCCAATGCTTACGGCGAAGACATCAAACGTCTGATGGGCCTGCACTCGGCTCGCCTTGGTGTGCGCACTCGCCTCACCGGTTGGGAAGTGGTGCCAGCGGGCACCTATGAGGCAGCCAAGGCCGCCGGGGGTTCGTCTTGGGGTGTAGGTGTTCAGTCGGGCGACAGCCCGGCTCCTTGGAGCTCTGACAATAACTGTACGCAGCCAGACCCTGCGGCGTTTGCGGATCAGTTGATGGCAGAGCAATGGGGGTTATCGCCCTTCTCCATCGACCGTTTGCGCTCTGGTGCCAGCGTCACGGCGGACGGCTTCACTCTTTGGCTTGAGAACGGCCAGCTGCAGGCAAGCAAAGAGGGCAGGTCCAGCGATGCGAGCGCCAGACAAGAGCAGGAGTGGCAACGGGAAGAGGCTGCCAAGCAGCAGGAGCGGCAAACTCACTGGAAATCCAGCATCAAGGCGGGACTACTCTGCGGAAAAGTCGGCATCGATGAGTGGTTTGACAGCATAGCGGATGCGGATCTGTCGCTGGCCACGCAGACATTGGAGAAAATACTCACGGCTGAGGCCAAGGGAGCACCTGATACCTACGCCAACGATCCACTGTTGCGCAGCCTGGACCAGCTGATCGCCGAGTTGCGCGCCGACGAACTGACGAGGGAGGAGTACTTTTGAAGCACCGACAAGCCGCTGCCAGCAAGGCGGAATACCGTACCCTGGATAATCGCGTCACCTGCCTGCTGGCATGGCCACCTCATGAGATCAGCGCCTGGGTGCAGATGCTGCAGGGCCATCAGCAGCAGATAGCCTGTTCCATCTTGCGCCGTCGTCATCCACGGCCCACACAACTGAACCTGCCAGCAATCGGTGAGGAGGTTCCAGATCCGTTTCAGGTCAACCGGCCCACAGTGCCGGTCACCTCTGCCGATGGTCGCCTCCTGACCAAGGTTCACGCTGTACCAGGTCTAACCCCCGTCGTGATCGATGTCGACGGTACCATCCGCTGTGTCAACACGGGCCGCACCCTCTGGATAGCACCGGGTAGTCGCATTGACCGAGCCAACCCGGGCGCCTCTGAACAGCGCAACTCACTGTACAAGCCATCATTGCACCAGGTAGTGGCTGACCACCGTCAGCACGTAGACGCCGTCACCAGATAACTTCCAATAAACACAGCTCAGGGCCTGCGGGTATCATCACCAGAAGACCCTTTCCTTCTCTCTCATTCCTCCGCCCTGCATCTTGGCCAGTTGCACCATGTGATACGGGTCGCCTCGATCACAGTCCTGACTTGTTCACGAAGGCAAGGCTTGGGGGTGCTTTCCATTGCAGTTCCTTGGTTGTACTTTTTGCACAGTGGCAGAAGTAACGCCAAAAAAGGAGGTCAAACGAATACGACTAGACACTGGAGGTAAGCTGGTAATACCATAATCAGAAATTATTTTTTAGTTTCAGTTATTTTAGTAAAACGGTGTTAATTAGTTCTAAAACATAAATAAGGAAGTGTATGAGTCGTTGGATTGAGTCATTTAATCATCACGCTTATCGGGCTGCATGGATAAATATCATCGAAATTTCAAATGAAATAGCTGTTGATGATGACACTATTGTCACTAGCGTCGAAGAAGTAGCCAGATTTATAAAGGTCGTTGTATTTATAAATGAGTTATTATCAGCATGTGACCCTGAGTTGATCCCAACCTCCACATGGGATAACTTTCATAGCCAATCCAATGCTTGTTTAACCCAGATACAACATTATCAAAACAATAGAAACATTGCCCATGTTACTAATGCGAATGCCAGTTTAGATAACTTATTAACTTATATTAGGCCCTATCAAGTCGTTGCAGGAAAAGCAGCGCAGTCAGCGAGCGCCTCGTTTACTGCATACACAAGAGCAATAAATAAAAACCTCATCTCCTTTCAAGAGAAAGCCAGTGCCACGTTAAAGGAGATAGAAAACATTAAAGATATGGCAATAAATGATGCAGATGAATCAGATGCAGCAAAAACTCGTATCAAAGAGTTAGAGACGAGGTACTTCGATGATTCTGAATATGAAAGCTTGAGTTCAAAGATTAATAATCTCGAAAAGGCCCTAGAAGAAAGCTATGAAATAATCCAAGATTATAAAACCAGATTAGTTGGTGGGGATACAGATTCAAACTCTATTTCATCTGAGATTGACAGTGTTTTTAAAGCAGCAAACCACAACTCCAAAGTGATATTTGACTTATTAAATGAAGTTAAACCCAAGCTATCAGATTTCAAATTATTTCACACTGTTGTTTTTGGGGAAAAAAATGAAGAAGGTGTTTTAGAAGGTGGTTTGAAGTCTGAATTATCCACCAGAAAAGAACACCTTGAACAGTTTAAAAAACAGCAAGAAGTAAAATACAAAACTCTCAACGATGAAATAGAAAGTTTACTCCCCGGAGCGACTAGTGCAGGTTTGGCATCTGCATATTATGACCTAAAAGTATCTTTTGATAACCCTATAAGAAATTATTCAAAATTATTTTATGGATCTATTTTATTTCTGATGTTGATTGCATTTATATCAATCACCCAAGAGATGGGATGGTTTTACATTAAGTTTGTCAACACAACCGATTTAACTAAACTATTTTCCAACTTCTTATACAAGCTACCGTTGATTATACCAATTCTTTGGCTTACGTTATTTGCATCAAAAAGGCGTAGTGAAGCCTTAAGACTGCAACAAGAGTATGCTCACAAGGAGGCTCTTGCTAAGTCTTATCAAAGCTTCAAGACTCAAATAGATGCACTAGGACAATCAGATCCTGACCTAATGAATAAATTGCTCAGATCTGCCATTGACGCTGTATCTAAGAATGCTTCTGACACCCTTGATAAAAAACATGGGGATAATACGCCAGCTCATGATGGTATCGATGGATTAGTTAGCTCCCTGGAAAAAATAAAAAAAATATTATTACCATAGAGTGACGATTAACTAACAGTTAGCCATCGCTTCGTGGCTTTCGTGGCTGTAGACAACCATTACTTTCCGCTTAGCGGAGCATTAGATCACGACGAGATTACACAGACAATACATACAGCTACGTTAATTTAATACGAAAAATCAATAGCGGACGTGCAGGCCCGCCAAAGTTAGGAAAAAAACAACTGGGGGCGCTATTGCGCCCCCAGTCCTTTCAGTACTAACTGCCGCCCCTCTGGCGTCAGCGACCCCATCAAGCTCAGCACCAGCTGGTTTGTGGTCTTGGCTGAGGGGCTTAGGGTGTGGGCGAACGACAAGGTGGCCACCCAGCTGTGGCCACACTCGGCGTCTGTGCACTGGCAATAGAGATCGGAGACATCATCGCTCAGCTTGTTGGTCTTGGTTATGCGGCCCCGCTGGCCACACACTTTGCAATAAACCCGCATCACGTCCCCCTTCCCCATAAAAATCAACGTACTATTTTGCCATATCAAACACTGTTTGTTTATACAGTCACGCCCATTGTTTCCCGAAAATCGACCATAAGGGAGCGAGGGAGTCCCGCGCTGTTGATAGCGTCCTGGATAAGCTCACACAGCGGCAGCACCTCGTTTCGGGCATAGGTGGCGTCATACTTCTCAGGGTCTCCGAGTCCGCCTCCACCATTGGTCGGGATGATACCGGCCAGCGCCGCCGGAAACCGGTGGCTGGTCAATACGTCCTGGGCGGTGATCCCCTTGATGGCCGCAAACTCATCCTTGGTCGCGATGTCCCCCACCGGGATCAGCTTGATGCCGTCCGGCTTGCCGTCGGGGATGTTCACGAACATAGAGCGGAAGTTCCCCACCCCCTTGCTGCTGGCGATCATCTCCTTCATCTCGGCTTCGGTATCGTCGTCCATGTTCGGATCGGTGGCGTAGAAGATGAAGCCCATATGGGCGCCGTTGAGGAAGTATTTGCGCCGAAACAGGGTGGCATCCTGGTTGAGCAGGGCCGACTGCAGGCCCCCCAGGTAATCGGGCATGCCGTAAATCTGCTGCTCGGGATCGTACTGGGCCAACCAGATGACATCCTCCGGTTGGTAAATCAGGTTCGGCTTACCCTGCTGCAGGTAGACAAAGCAGTCATCTTCCCGGCGGCGCAGGTAGACGCTGGAGAGCGGGTGCAGCCCCACCACCTGGCCAAAGCCATTGCGAATTTTAAGCAGCCCCGCATCGCCAAACTGCAGGTAGTTGTGCACAAACGCCGTGATGGTGGCGCGCTGGTTGGTAAAGCGCCCTGCCACCATGTTGCGGCGCGCCATCAGGATGGCCCCGTGGTGGGCATTGGCCCGGGCCACCTTGGCCAACCCCTTGCGCTCGATAGGTGGCTGGTAATACTCGCCATAGGGGTTGTAGAACACCCCAGTGTAATCGGTCATCCAGGCCGTGGGGTCGATGGCTTCGGGCATGCTGAATGCCACGGCGCCGCGGCTGGATGAGGCGGTCACCTGGGCCTGTGGCTGTTTGCGTTGTTTGGTCATACGGCCTTCTTCTCTTGACTGGTTGCCCAGGTGGATTTGCGTCTGCGGTGGGTATCGAGGGGCTCGTTGGCCACGGCGTGGGCGATGGCAAAGAACACGTCGGCGTGTCCGGTCACGTTGTCGCGGGCGGCTCGAAACGTCATCTGACCGCCACCGGTGGTACTGCGCTTGATGGCCAGGAAGGCCAGCGGGATATCCCTGTCCGAGCTGTCCCACTCGATGCGGTTCGCCTCCACCACGTCGATCATCTTGAGTACCAGCCGCGACTTGCTCTCGATGCTGTAGTTGATGGGGTGACACACCCCTTTGAAGACGGGCTTCAAGAGATCAAACACCCCGGCACCGATGCCGGACACATCGACCCCCAGATAGGTGACCCGAAACTTCTTGGCGATGCGCTCTATCTCCTGGGCCTGAAACTGGAAGTTGAGCCCCCGCCAGTAGTGCTTTTCCAGCACCCGGAACCGCTCACCGGCCACCGTGGGCGGGGCGACCACCACCAGGGTGGCATTGTCGCGGGTGCGGCTCGGGTCATAGCCCATCCACACCTCGCGCCGCCCGAACGGATCAGACCGCCCGGGCTTGTAATCCTCCCACCGGGACGGCTCCACCCCTGCCCGCTCCATATCCTGGAACTTGAACACCGACAGGGCATCGTCGATAAAGCGACACAGATAGAGGCGCTCGAACACCTCCTCCGGGTATTCGTCTTTGAGCTCCTCGATGTCGATGAGGTTGCAGCCCAGGCGTATGGCATCCTCGATGGTGATGACATAGCGCCATTGCCTGTCAGGGCAAACCCGGCCGCCATCGCGCATCTCCTCTTCGCCAGGAAAATCGATGGCCACCCGGCTCGGGCGTTGCCCCTTCCAGCGATCCCCTGTCCAGAACCGGTACGCCTCATGCACCTTGCTCGACGGTGTGGAGAAGTAGGTCTTGCGCCAATGGCTCTGGGTCGCCATGGCGCTGGAGACATCGGAGAGCTTCTCGAAGTTGGGGATCCAGAAATACTCATCGATGTAGACGTTGCCCGAGCGGGACTGGGCGCTGTTGGAGTTGGTGGAGCAAAAGTGCAGCTCGGCCCCGTTCGACAAGACGATGGGGTTGCCGGTCAGGGTGAGCCCGAGGAAGGTCTGGGCAATCTTGCAGATGTAGGAGCGAAACACCTCCGCCTGGGCCCGGGTGGCTGACAGGAAGATTTGATTGCCACCGGTCAAAATGGCATCTTCCAACGCCTCACCGGCGAAGTAGTAGGTCATGCCAATCTGGCGGCTTTTCAGGATATTGCGGGTACGCGGCAAGGCCGGGTCGTTCTTGGCCTCCCGCACCCGCAGCTGATAGCCAAACAGGGTGCCCAGCCACTCGCTGAAATCGGCCTCTGTCAGGTGGCTGACCTCGTTCTTGCCCTTTCTGCCGCCCTTTCTCTTGCGGCTGTTGCCATCCTGGCCGCCACGACCACGTTGCCCACGCTCAGGCGCGGGATCCTCCCCTGCCTCGCGCCTGGCCTTCAGCGCCTGTTCGCGCTCGACCCACTTGAGGGCCTTCTCTTTGAGGCTGACATGGTGGCCGATAAGCCTGTCCAGCTCCTCCTGCTCACCCGGGGTTTTCTTCTCACGGTGCAACAGCACCTGCACCCTGCGGGCAATCGCATCCTCGACCGCTTCGTCAGTCAGCAGATCTCGCCAGCCGAGCTTTTCGGCCCAGTAGTAGACAAT